AAGAATTAAAAGATAGTTATCTTAAACCAAATGGTATACCATTAGTAATAGATGAGTATAGACCTACAAGATACCAAGGAGATAAACGTCAACGTATTAATGCAACGTTAGAACCTAAGTATCATAATCAACAAATATGGCATTATAAAGGTGGTAATTGTCAAGTACTAGAAGAAGAATTATCACAAGTACATCCACCTCATGATGACGTTAAAGATGCATTAGCAAATGCTATAGCTATTTCTATAGTACCTAGACAACGCTCTAATGGAGTTAGCATGATGTCTTCTAACGTATTAACACACTCTCGTTTTGGGGGAGTATCTTACTAAGGAACTTATATGGCAGGCAAAGTAGCACAATTTGAAAAAGCAATTAATCCAGATACAATGGCAAGAAACCTTGCTCACTTGTATAATCAATGGTGGATACAAAGACAAAACAAAGAAGCAGAGTGGAGAGAGTTACGTAACTATTTATTTGCTACAGATACTACAACAACTACTAATTCTAATCTTCCATGGAAAAATAAAACAACATTACCTAAACTAACACAGATTAGAGATAACTTACATGCTAATTACATGGATGCTTTATTTCCAAATGATAATTGGATGAAGTGGGAGGGAGCCACTTTAGAAGATACATATGTAAATAAACGTAAAGCTATTGAAGCTTATCTTAAAACTAAAACTAAAGAGTCTGGATTTAAAGAAACAGTATCTCAATTAGTTGCAGATTATATTGACTACGGTAATTGTTTTGCTGAAGTGCAATATGTAAATGAAACTGAAAAAGGAACTCAAGATAACAATCCTACTACAGTTTATAATGGTCCTAAGTTAGTACGTATCTCTCCATTTGATATTATATTTAATCCTACAGCTCCTTCATTTAAAGAGTCACCTAAGTTTACTAGATATATTAAATCTGTTGGTGAATTAATGATTGAAGTTGAAGACAGACCTGAATTACAATATGATAAAGGCTCTTTAGAAAAAGCTTTAGAAATTAGAAACTCTTTATCTCAATTTAAAATAGAAGATATTAATAAAGCAGAAGCTTTTAGAGTAGATGGTTTTGGTTCTTTACAAGAATACTATCAATCAGGTTATGTAGAAATCTTAGAGTTTGAGGGAGACTACTATGACTCTATTGAAAAGAAACTTTATAGAAATCAAATTGTAACTATTTTAGATAGAAGTTATATTTTAAGAAGAATGGATAATCCTTCTTTATTAGGACAAGATAATAAATTCCATGTAGGTTGGAGAAAACGTCCTGATAATTTATATGCTATGGGTCCATTAGATAATCTAGTAGGATTACAATATCGTATAGATCACTTAGAAAATCTTAAAGCTGATGCTTTAGATTTAACTATACATCCACCACTTAAAGTGGTAGGTGACGTAGAACCATTTACCTGGGGTCCTGAAGAAGTAATTCATATTCCAGAAGATGGTGATGTACAAGCTATGGCACCTAATGCTGCTGCATTCCAAGTTAATAATGAAATTGCAGCTATTTTAAATGTAATGGAAGAAATGGCAGGAGCTCCTAAAGAAGCTATGGGCTTCCGTACTCCTGGTGAGAAGACAGCCTTTGAAGTTCAACAACTACAAAATGCAGCTTCACGTATCTTCCAAAATAAAATTAATCAATTTGAAACAGAATTTTTAGAACCTGTTTTAAATGCTATGTTAGAAGCAGCTAAACGTAACTTAGATCTACCAGAGTTAGCTAAAGTAATGGATGATGACTTTGGTGTAGCTGACTTCCTATCAGTAACTAAGGAAGATTTAACAGCTCGTGGTAAGCTTAGACCTATAGGTGCTAGACATTATGCTGCCAGAGCTCAACTAATGCAGAACATGTTAGGAGTATTTAATAGTCCTATTGGACAATATATAGCTCCTCATATATCTGCGAAGAAACTTGCAAATATGGTTGAAGAATATATGGGCTTTGAGAAGTTTGATTTTATCAAAGACAACGCTGCACTCTTTGAAGGTGCTGAACAAGAGCAACTTAGAATGCAGATTCAACAAGATTTACAAGCACAAGCTAGTCAACCTAGTATGGAAGAACGATCTCTAGATCAAGATTTACAAGGTGTAGAAAATTCTATGCCAGAATAGATTGACTTTTTTAGTAATTTATGGTATAATATTTATATGGATTTGAAATCAGATAAAGGCAAAAGCCTCTCAAAGGCTGAAGCCTTCAAAGAAATAAGAACTTATTTAGAAGATCAAATAAGTTTATCTCAAAGAAAGTGTATAGATGATGATAACTTTGATAAACCTGCTTGGTCTAACTACCAAGCTTATCAGTTAGGTATTCAAAAAGCTTTCTCTAAACTATATAATCTTATTCCTGACCAAGGAGAAATTAAATGAGTGAAGAACAAGTAACACAAACTGAGTCAACTACCCAAGAGGCTCAACAAAAAGATACCCAAGCTAAACCTTTTGAGATTCCGACAGAAGCTCAAGAATTGGTAGGTGAAGGTAAGAAGTATGCTAATGCAGAAGAAGCGTTAAGATCTGTACCTCATGCTCAACAGCATATCAAAACCCTAGAGGAAGAGATGGCTCAGTTGAAAGAGGAACTAACTAAACGTAAAACTACACAAGAACTTCTTGATGAAATAAAGTCTGGAGTCAGACCTGTAGAGAATACCACTCAGGAGGTTGGACTGAACCAAGATACAATAATGGAGTTAGTTAATAATACTCTTAAGCGAAACGAACAAAAGAAAACTGCACAACAAAATGCTTCTCAGGTAGCTTCAAAGTTTAATGAGAAATATGGATCCAATGCAGAAACTGTTTATAATAGTTTAGCTAAAGATTTAAATCTTACTCCACAAAAACTAAACGAGCTCGCTGCTACATCTCCTAACTTAGTTTTAAGGTTAGCTGATCTAGAACCTAATGTAAAAACTGCTGTAGCTAAACCACAAAGTTCAGTTAATACAGAAGCTTTTGCACAGAATAAACCTTCACAAGAGGTCTCTGCTAGAGTTCCTAGAGGTGCTAAAACTAAAGATTTAGTTGCCGCATGGAGAGCTGCAGGCGAGAAAGTTAAACAACAATCTTAATTTAAGGAGGGCTAATAATGGCTCAAACAACAAGTAATACCAATGCGTTTATTGAATCGCAACAGTATTCTCAGTTTATCCTTGAAAACTTACATGACTATCTGTTACCAGAAGGTATGTATAGAGATGTATCAGACTTCGGTTCAGGCACAACTTTAAACATTAAAACAGTAGGTTCTGTAACAATTCAAGATGCAGCAGAGGATACACCTTTAGTATTCTCACCAATTGACACAGGTACTATTTCACTTTCTATCACTGATTATGTAGGTGATGCATGGAAAGTTACTGATGACTTACGTGAAGATGGTTCACAAATCGACACATTAATGGCGATGAGAGCTCAAGAATCTACACGTGCTCTTGGTGAAAATCACGAAACTAAGTTTTTAAGCGTTGCTAATGCTGCTCAAACAGCTGCTGGTCTTAACTTAGTAAACGGCAGACCACATCGTTGGGTTGGTTCTGCAACTTCTAATGCTAGAACAGTTACATTAAATGATTTTGTTTCTATGAAACTTGCATTTGATAAAGCTAATGCACCTGCAGGTGGACGTATTGCTATCGTTGATCCTGTTGTTGAGGCTTCTATCAACAGTTTAGCAAACTTAATCAATGTGTCAAACAACCCAATGTTTGAAGGTATGGTAACAGAAGGTTTTGCTCGTGACCATAAATTCGTACGTAATGTATTTGGTTGGGATATTTACACTTCAAACTTCTTACCAACATTAACTGCAACAGAAGCAATCAATGCATCTAGCTATGGTTTAACTTCTGAAACAGCTGCTGTTGGAGATAAAGCAAACATCTTTATGTGTGTGGCTGACGATACATGTAAGCCAATTATGCATGCATGGAGACGTGCTCCTCAAACAGAAGGTTGGAGAGACAACGAAGAAAGATCTGACAAGTTCCAAGTTACTTCACGCTTCGGTCTAGGTGCTCAACGTGTTGACACATTGGGTGTAATTTTAACTCATCCATCTAATTACTAAGGAGACTATTATGGGTTACGAAAGTAATACAGGTTTAGGTGTACTAAACCATTATGGTCCTAGAGAGACTAACGGAAAATATGGTGCCGCTTCTAAAGGTACTGGTATCGTTAAAAGAGCTCAATGGGAATTCTCATATGACGATCTTCCTGATGCAGCAACAGACGGCTTAGGTTTTGTACTTCCTGCAGGAGCTTCTATTGTTTCTGCTAAGTTGTATGTAGACCAAGCATGGACTTCTACATCAGGTACAACAGATCTTACTGTAGGTTTACAACAAGCTAATGGTACTGAAATTGACAATGATGGTTTGGTTGCTGCTGCTGAAGCAACACAAACTGCTATTGGAACTGAAGGTAACGTAGTTACAGGTGCAGGTGCATTGGTTGGTAAATCAGTCGGTGCTAATGCAGGTGAGCTAGTAGTAGCTCCTACTGTAGACGATCTTACAGCAGGTAAGGCTCGTGTCGTAGTTGAATACGTATACGACAAAGACTAATAGGTAAAGGGGACTTAGGTCCCCTCCTATTTTATTTAGGATAAACAAATGACAGTACAACACAACGCAATTACAGATCCAGACATACATGAACCTAAAGGCATAGCCGCAGCTACTACAGGTAAAGTTTATGTATCAAATGGAGCTTCATCAGGTGAATGGAAATATGCACCAGGAAAAGCTCACGCTGAATTATATATAACAAGTGGAGCTACAGCACATACATTAGCTGCTGCTTCAGCTTATACTAAAGTAAATCCATCAGGTGAGTGGACAGCTTCAGGAAATGAAGATCATCTTACTGTAGATGCTGCTAATGGTGAAATAGATTTATTATATGCAGGTCATTACTTTATTTCTTTTTGGATGACATTTAGTACAGCTAGTATTGCTTCAGGATCTCAATATAAATTTAAATTTGCAGTAGATGGTGTAGTAAGTCCTCGAACTGTTTACGTAACTAAACCTACTAATGGTGTAGATATTATTGAAATATCTGCTACTGGGTTATTATCTGCTACAGCTAATCAAGTATTAACTATTCATGCAGGAGGAGATGGAACATCTTCAGGTACTGCCTTTACTCCATTAGAATCAGGACTTCAAGTTCTTTACTTAGACTAGGAATAAACTATGGCTAAAATGACACTACTTGAAATGACACAAGACATTTTATCTGATATGGATTCAGATGAAGTCAACTCTATTAACGACAGTGTAGAATCATTACAAGTAGCACAAATAATTAAGACTACTTACTATAATATTATAGATGGTAGAGACTATGATTTTCTTTATGAGTTATTTCAACTAGAGCCTAGTGGTGATTCTAGTAAACCAACTCACATGAAGTTACCTGAGAATATTATAGATCTTAAGTATATTAAGTATAATACTCGTAAGTTAGCAGACACTAAAGATAAGTATTTAAAAATTAAATATCTTAATCCAGAAGACTTTATGACTATTGTAGATGCTAGAGATAGTTCTAAAACTAATGTGACTGTTGTTACAGACTCTACAGGTATATCTATAAATGTTAAGAATGATAAAGCTCCAGAATATTTTACATCATTTGATGATGAGTATTTAGTGTTTGACTCTTATGATTCTCAAGTAGATACTACTTTACGTAATAATAAAACACAATGTCATGGTAAACGATCAGTAGCATTTACATTACTTGATACATTTACTCCTGATTTACCAGTACAAATGTTTAGTTATCTTCTTGCAGAAGCTAAGTCAACAGCTTTTGTTACTCTTAAACAACTGCCTAATGCTAAAGCAGAACAAATATCTAACTCACAGAAACGTAGAATGAGTCAAGATGCTTGGAGGCTTAAGAATGGTATTGAGTACCCTAACTATGGTAGATCAGTTAGAGTTAAGAAAGGACCGAATTACTAATGCAGTCTACTAGTAATACCCAAGCTTTTATTCACAAAGAACAATATGGAGGAAAGAAAAAAATGAAACATCCAATGAAAAAGAAACCAATGAAAAAAGAAATGCCTAAAAAGAAATCTATGAAAAAAATGGGTAAACCTAAGAAACAAGGATATTAATCATGCCATTATTTGAAACTAACAAAAGAAGACGAGAAGCTAAAGAGTTTAAAGCTACTGTAGCTAAAGGTAAAAAAGATTACAAAAATCAAAAATCTTCAGCTACTGCTGTATCTGGAACTATGGAAGGTAAACAAGTAAATACTAGTAAAAGTATGTTTACAGAGTCTGATGTAGGTAAACCTAGGACTCTTAAAAGTTCTCCTCATCCTAAGTATAATGAAGACATGTCTAATAGAGTTACAGTTAAAGAAGAGCCTATGCCTAGTTATATGAAAACAGCAGAAAGACCTAATGCAGGTAAGTTAGATAATTCTGTATATGAAGGTGGTTGGGATGACAAAAAAGAAGAAGAAAAAAAACCTAAACAAGTATCATCTGCAAACGATGCTATGCAATCTGCTAGAAATTTATTAGATCCCTCAGCTAAAATGAGAAGACAAAAAGGATATTAAAACATGGAACCAAAGATAGTAAGATCATATAAAACTAAGGGTGTTAAAGAACTACAAGCGTTTATAGAACCAGGTACTGCTCACTATAAAATTAAATATGAAGGTGGTGGTGAACTACCTGCTGAATTAGCAGGAGCTTATACGTCTATCTCTATGGTAGATACTGCTGTATTTAATTACATTAATACTGAAAAAGAAACTCCTAAAAAGAAAACAGAAACTGTCTTTAAAGAAGAGGACTAATGGCAAAGAAAGCTGAAAAGACTTTTAACTCCTTTGTTAAAGGTTTAGTCACTGAAGCTAGTGAACTAACTTTTCCTGAAGGAGCCCTAGTTGATGGGGAAAACTTCGTACTTAAAAGAGACGG